CGAGATAGCTTCAGGTGACTGGAGTTCAGACGTGTGCTCTTCCGATCTCCGTCGCTAATGCCTGAACCAATCGCTCCGTTTCCGATACGTCTGGGCCAATCAAAGTGCCGTATCGGTCGACAGTATATTCTCCTACCTTAAACGCGTAGGACGGCGTTCCTTTGTAGACCGGGTCGACTTGAAGAGCTTTTCCAATCGCGACTACCATTCGCTTCCGCTCGCTGCCGGATACATTATACTTGAGTTCCATGTGAATACCTCCCTTTTTGGTAGTCACATATTGCCTCTGAATCGGGATTATATCAAGTAATATCTCCGCTATATACTACACAAATATTCACTGATATCGCTGAAAAAACAGTTCATGATATGGCTTATACACACCTATCCATCCAACCTGAGCTTTCTTTTTCATTAAAATAACTGCATCGCCGACATTATGCCGTTTTAATTTTCAGTGATTTGATGGCTTCGGGAAGAACCAGCTTGGCATCCACACGCTGTGTTGCTATAAAGCCGACCTGCCCATGGTCTGCATAGCGCTCGTTTAAACGCTTGACGGAGCGCTTCCCCCTATCGCCGATCCAGAAATAATTGAAATCTCCGAAAAGGATAGGCTTGCTGTCAGAAGCTACTTCTGGCAAAAATTCACTGACATAGACCGGACGTCCAAGCAGCTTTTCTGGCTCTCCTTCCATAAGGGAAGGCTCCCAGATGTTTCGTCCCATGGCGCTTTGAACTTTGCGCAGTGTGCGATGAGCATCTTCGGACATAAACCACACGGCGTTCGCCCGATACTCTTGCCCAACGGAAAAAGCGCGTCCTCCGCAGACAAAACACCTGCCTCCGCACTCACAGAACCCACAGGCGCTTGCGTAAGTAGCCCCATCGGCTTATGATTGCCGTCTCCGGTCAAAAATGCTTCCTCCTCGCATTTTCCGATGCGCTGCGAAAATTGCTCCAGGATGAGTTTCTCAATATCCGCACCTGAATCCTCCAGCAGTTCATCGGATGCTAGGATCAGTGTACCCATCTTGTATGCGTCCAGGACGATTTGTCCGAAAGATGGTTCGGTTTCAGTAATTTGCTCACCTTCTTCATTCCAAGCCGCGGCGCAATGGCCGATTACGGTGGGAATTATTAGCCTATGGCGTGTTTGAATCACATTACTGATCCGGCGAAGGTGATTTTCATTTTCCAGGGCAGAAACCAGTTTTAATTCATATTCGTCCGGCACCAGATAACCGCCTGCGCCGTCGCTGTTTTCCTTGAGAGCGTTCCGGGGCATTCCGTCGCGCATAAAGTCCCAGAAGGTGCGGTTATATGCCGGAGTGGACTGCATACCGGTTTTTACTTGCTTTGTTTCACCGTTCAGCGATTCCAGCCGTGCCAACAGCTCATCGCAGGTGTTAATTTTCTTGTTCATGATAAAAATCCTCCAAATATTTTGATATAAAAAATGCCGATGCATAAGTAGGCATCAGCGTCTGCGCATGGTCAGCAGTCGCTCCATCACGTCATCCTGGGGACTTTGACCGCTGTAATCTGTAGAACAGTTATCCCGCACGACAGCGTAAATTTGATTCCATAAGGCGTTGGCGTGTTTAGAGTATTCTCTTGCTGCAGCGACATAAGGTGAGATAATAGCCGCCCCGGTCGTTGGGTGCTTTGCCAGAAAGCCGAACTGAGAAATCGCTTCCTCGCATTGAATCCATCTGGCAGCTGCCATTGCGTACTGCTCCAAATTCTGCTGAGTCACCAGATGCTCACAGTGATGTTTTTGCAGCCAATTCCATGTGGCCTTATAAATTTCACTAGCCACAAGGTCTTGTCCGCTTTTTTGCTCCGAGGACAGAAATTCATGCGGTGATGGCATTTCAGCCCCATCCAAGTTTGGAGTGTCTGGCAACTGTATCACTTTGAGCGGTTCTTTGCCGTGATTGCCTTCCAGTATCTTATCCGCCAGTGGTTTTCTGGGCCTGCCGCCGGTCCGAGGTTGAGGGCCTCGATTGCCCATATACATCATCCTTTCCTGTAAAACTTATGGGGTTAATACCCCTAAAACTTATCCGTTTTCGTGTACGAAGCCCCACGCCGCTGTCCAGAACAATTATTCGTAGAGATTTTGATACCCCCACCCCTAAGGACAGAACGGACACAAGGGACAAAACTCAAATTAAAATGTTTCTTTAATCACCCTCCTGATTTCGCTTGTTGTATGCACAGAGCCCCACGCCGCTGTCCACTTCGGTTTTGCCCGGAGATAGATACGCCCCGGGGTATCCGCAGGCAGAAGCCATGAGCCGCCGCACTGCCGTGGCATTGAGCCGTCATACAGCAGCGCAGCGGGCACATAATTTTCACCTGCAAATGTACGGGACAAAACGGACTAAAAGGACAAAAGTGGCTACCAGACCTTCAGCGCAAACGCCTTAGACTTTTTGCTGATGCGATAATGCCAGTTGAGTTCATTGGGGTCAACGGGCTCGTAGCCTGCTTGAAGCATGGCATCTTTGAACTCGTTATTGGTAAGGTAGATGCCTGTGTCACGGTGCAACAGATGCTTGATGCCATAGCTGGTGTGACCATCAAGCGGCGTTTTGCGTGGGGTGATGCTCTCGGCAATCCAATTCATGACCGTATCGATTTCCTCTTGCGGGTGACTGTTGAATAGCCCGTCATCTACATAACCGTTCTCGTTCGAGTAAGGCCTTCCGTTTTTCATCATTTCGATTCACCTTCTTTCAACTGACCCAGTGTGAAGGAATAGCAACAAAAGCAATTGTATGTCGGATACCACGAGTCATTAGCATCCCGGCTTGGCGTCGTATCGCGACCGCTTTTCGGACATGTGCGTTTGGGTACAATGCGATATGCACACCCATCGATGTCTCCATCGCCTGTGGCATCCATCTCATAGACAGCAACATAGTCATCAGCGTCTTTTCCGCCATCGACCAGAGCAAACAAGTAATGCCATCCATCCTTCGCTGAATCATGAAAACAGTGGTGACCATTTTCATCTTCACCAAGAGTTAATACAGTGAAGCCCTCCGTGGTGGGAAGAATCTGCTTTATGCGTACATGCTCGTCCATAATTAGTAATCCTCCTTGCTGATTTAGATGCTCCGTCCGCAAGCGGTGCAGTGATAGTTGTACAGATCAGGGATGCCGGTTACTGAACCCAAATCTGGGGTCAGCGGTTCTCCGCAGTGCAGGCAGTACAGCTTCTGAACCAAAACGCTCGCATAGTCATGGTTGAGGTCTCCGCCGGGGTAAACGCGGTAGAGTGCGGTGGTGCCGTCGGCATACTCTGTCAGACGGAAACTGTATCCACACTCCTCCTGTACGGCCCACGTCATTCCGCTAGAAGTGGATACTTTGGTCAGTACTACATAGCCCGCAGGAATGGACATCAGGTTTTTTACGGAATCCTTCATTTGAAAACTCTCCTTTTGTATTGTTTTTTGGTGTTTTTGTAACCACGAGTAGCCGCTCAAATCCAAGAGTGGCTACGCCTTAGAGGGGTAGAAAATGCTGCAATCTCAAGAAATTTATACTAAAGTATCCACTGTAACCAGTGTAGCCACTATATACATATCTCGTATGGGGCAAATGTAATATCGCCTCTCCATATCTCATCTTTATATTTATACGTATATAATCGTGTGTGTCGCTCAAATGGTGGATACAGTGGCTACAGTGGGTACGGATGCCTGTCATGCCGTTTTGCCGGTCAACGGCTGTATAGGGTCTCCGAGAAACTCTTCCTCCGGCGGCATACAGTTGGTAAGACTCAAATTGGCACAGATTACCCGAAGGTTTACGCCCTGAATCCGTTTCTGAGTCTGGGAGCGCTTTTTTCCATCAGAGTCGCAGTTGGTGGCGATATACCCGCGCTCCTGAAAGCCTTTGATGCACTTGGTATAGGAAAAACCGCTTTCCTCAAGCGCCTGACGCAGATTTGTGCTGATGATAAAAACATGGTTTGGTTCAATCGAGCCATAACACGGGATGGATTCTTGCGCGAAACGCTTCCGGTTAGCCGCAACCCAGTCCTTCACAAAACTCCACGCGCGCTCGACCAAGTCCTCTTTTTCCAGAGACTTTGCGTTCGTCAGCAGCGCTATGCCGAATTGTAGCGCCTCCTTGTATGCCTGCTCTTCGTTTAGCCCAAATATGGACTGAGCGGAATATGTATCCGCAAGTGCCAGTACGGCAATATTGTCCAGATGAACGCCGGGATCGCCGAGGCACAACATATCGAAATGGGCTTTTATCCCGTCGCGCAGTTTTGTAAAATCGGCCTGCATCTTACCTTTATGCGGCAATACTTGCTCGATGAGATATTCGATGTACCGCTTCCCGGCAAAGCCGTAGTTGCTCTCACTGATTTGATGAACCTTGCGGCCGAACTCCGGGTCTTCAATCGGCGGCCCGTAAAGCTCCAAAACGCGGCTGTCCACGCCGTCCATCGAGCTTTCACTGCTCAGAGGCTGTTCGCCGGTGGAGATAATGCAGTTGCGCCATGTCGGGACGTCCTGTAGGCCGCCGTTCTTCGCGCCTCTGGTCTTGCCGTAGCCGTTGCCGAGAGAGTAAACGATCATGGACGCCGACAGCCGCTTTTCGTTCAGCACCTGAAGTTCGTCCAAGCCAAGGGGTAAGTGCTTAAGCGTTCCGGCCCTGCGCTCAAGACCGACCGCTGTGCTATTGAAGTTTCCCATCATCTTTAGTGGATCACCCCAAACGGACAGAGCGAACTTTAGTCCCGCCGTTTTCCCGCTGCGGGTCGAATGCCAGATGTGAATGATGATGACCCGCATTTGAAGCGGCTCCAGCAGTGGTGATGCAAATGATGCCATGATCTGCGCTCTGGCAAAGAGCGACTGCCTCAGTGTCTTAGCTGTCTCCAACCACAAATTGTAATCGCCGTGCTCACAGATGCTTTTCACGATGCCTTCGCCGTCAGTGCCTTCATCCTCATACACGATCGTTCCTTGTACGACGCAGGGATAAAACTCACGGCCCATCCAGCCGATTCGGTTGATGCTTCGAGTAAACGGAATGACGTCGGCATTTTCCCGTTCATAGACGCACAGATACCGCACAACCCCCTCCGCATTATCCGATGTCACCGGCAGACCGCTGTCGGCGAATTTGACAATGGTGCTTTTATTGAAAATGCCGGAGCGCGGCGCGGCGAGATACTTCCATCGGTCATTTCGGAAGAAAGCCAATTCCACCTTTTCCTGTCCTGTGTCGATGTTTTCCAGCCGTCTGGTAATGACCAGCGGTTCAGGGCAGAGACAACTGTGGACGATGCCGGACTCGTCAAAGTGGGTGGCCTCCACACCATACTCCATGGAAAGTGCATATCCGGTCGGCTCCATAGCACCACCCAGGTCGATGCCCTCCAGTCGGATTTCGGTCGGTTCACCGGAAAAGTCCTGTGCGGCGGAGGCTGGTGGGACATATACATGGCTCTTGACAGCTCGTTCAAAATCTCGCGTACTGACGCCGAGTTTCTTTAGCCGCTGCTTAAACTGCACATATTCTGATATGCACTTACTTTTCGCGTAAGAAAGCAGGCTGAGTGAATATGGGTCGAATATCTCCGGGACTGTTAAATTCTCTTTACTCAGCAGGTGTTTGAGCTGTTCCTCCTTGGAATACATCGCCAGCACGACCGGGGCTTTTACGCCGCAGCCGCCCTCCGGACACGCGAAGCCGAGCCGCTCGTGGATAAAGGCACAGGTGCAGGGTTTCTTTGCTTCCTGTGCGCGAGCAATCTTGTAGGCAGTCTCCTCGGAGTTGTATCCGCTGTACAGGGAACTCCAATTGTGAAAAAACTCATCGCCGTCCGGCGTAAGCACAACATTGGAGCATACGGCCTTCCATTCCGGCTCGGTGACGCCTTCCGGATCATCGCGCATTTTCTGCGTGAATAGGCAGCCGTCCATAATACGCTCCGCACTGCCTATAGTCCGTTCATCGACGACAAACGATGTGCTTTCCGCAATCGATTCCGGTTCATAAAAGTCTGCAAAGTCGTCTACGGTATAAAAAATGCCGCTCTCCCAAAGGATGCGGCACGGTACAGGCGATTCCAGTTTGAAATTGTTGCTGCCGGGGGCTCGCAGCATTCGAGCGGTGTCAAATACATTATCCAGCGCCCAGCCCTGTTCTTTACATAGGCGCGTAAGATGTCTTCCATATCCCGACAATATCCCGGAGACCCTTTCTCTGGTGGTATCATCTTTTATAGGCACCGGTTCTTTGTATATCCAGAACGGATCCAGTCCGTACCCTGTGTCTATAATAACGGTCGGCGGCTTCTCAAGTCCTTTCAGGTGTTCCAGTACAACTTCCTTTGACGGCGGCAGTTTTTTGTCCTTATGCGCAGGCCCTGCCACGTCATAATCGGCAAACAGGCAGGTAGCGTATACCGTATCCTCCGAACCACCCCGAACCCCATTTGGTATATCGCCCCTGCGAGGCCATACGGAGAAGTATGTATTGGCAGCCTTTCCAAGCTCGGCGGCATCTTCATAAAACTTTTCCAGTTGTTCGACCGGGTAGTGCCGGATCTGCTTGTCGGGCAAAGTCATGATCGAAATCGTACAGTCCTTGCATTTTCCAAAGAGCGCTTCAAACAGTCCCTGATTCTCCATTCATCGTCACCTCCTTCCTCCCTGATTTTTGCTTTCGGGCATAATAATAGCCGTTCCTCATA